TACACAGGATATACAATTGATGGGTTATCTTTCCTTGATTTAAATGACGGAACTACGTATATTACTGGTAATACCGCCAATTTTAGATCGGAAGATGTGTTTGTTAAAAAATTAACAAGAAACGAACATTACCTAGGTTTTATTGACGAACCGCTAATTTTTTCAGATGTTTTTGTTGAGAGGGGTAAGATGGGTGTGTCTGAATTTAATTTAAGACTGAACGAAATTGACAATGTTGGAGAATTAGATGTGTATGGAAATGGATTTTATAATGTGAAAAAACAATAAATTTATATTTATAATTAAAAGAAAATGGCAGTAGGAAGTTATGGAACAATGAGACCGGCGGATGTGTCCCCAGAAGATGTAGAAATCATTTTACATTATGCTTCTGACAGGGCTGCATCAACAACACCTAGCTTGACAAAGTTAGATTCTGCGGATATTTTGACTCCGGTATATCATAATACAAATACAACGGAAGATACATATGCACCGAATAATGAAATATTGGGTGGTATGTACAATTTAAGACTGAATACTGACACATTTAGCGAATTAGGGGTGTATACCCTCCATATTAGACCAAAGCAAATTAGATCGGTTATAAATGATTGTGGTGTGTTAGCATCATTACCCTCAGTTAGAGGTATTGTTATTGACATAAGTTCAGTAGCCGTTGAAGATAGATCAAAATTTACCCCACAGGGGTTAGTTGGCTATAGAGTAGAGTATATTGGTTTGACGGATAATAAAAAGGTTCCTAATTTCTATAAAATAGTAACGTCTTCTTTTTATTGTGAGGCGGTGACAACCAATTTAACAAATACAACACAAAAATCGATTAGATACAGATATACTGACTCTCCAACAACCTTGATGTTTTTAACTTTAACACCAACATCATCACCGGGTAATAAACCTAACGTTGTACCATTTATTGGTCAGCCTAGTCAGAAGGTGATATTAACTAATACATATTTTAACCCAACAACAGTTGAGATTGAAATGGTTGAACATGACGCTTCAACATTGGCTAACGCACTTTATGGTAATCAAAGTAAGGCGGTATCTAGTGGTATATACACAATCTACAATAAAGATAATAATATTTATAAGCAGTTCAACCTATACGAAGTTAAAGACGAATTTAATGAAACATTATATGAGATTCGTGAGGAAAAAACTGATATAGATCAGACATTAAACTTTGACGATATTACTCAATAATGGCAAAAACAACAAGGGTTCCTCCTAGTAGGGCGGCAAGTGGGTCACAAACATTTAGCGATAGTTTAGTCGGTAATCAAATTACCGACGGTACTAGTCAATTGACCAATGCCAACTTTGCTTTAGATAGGGTAATTTCAGAAAAAGACAGCAAAGAATTTAGAAGTGTACCTTTTTCTGACTTTATAACTCTTGACGATCTTAAGATTGAAAATAATGTTCCAACAACAATTCAACAATCTAACGGAGAAAAAAGACCAATTAGATTTAACAAGTCTAAAACTGAGGCGTCTAAATCTTTATTTGGTTCATTAAGAGAAAGAATTCGCGTATCGATTGAGAGAATTGCAAAATATTTTCCTTGTGGTTTATATGTTGATGCTGATTCAATTTCTGGTATAAATCAATATACAGCAGAAAATATCAGTTATGATGTTAAAACAAATATAACGTCATTTACTTTACAGTCTTCAAAAATTTATAATCCATTTGATATTGTTTTAAAAGAGCCAGCTAATGGTATCTTTGTAAGCAGTGATAATGAAAATAGAAAATTATATTCATCTTTCAGCAAATATGTTGTTGAAATAAGTGGAAATACGTATGGTGTAATTTCTTACACAGAACCAGACAATAATAATTTAATTTCGTTAGAGGTTGATGGTAAACCATTTAATAGCGTAACTTATTCACAAAGTTATTTAATTCGTCCTTCAAACCCAGTAGTTGAGGAATTTTTTCTTGGTTTAGATGAAATGGAAGCATCTCTTTTGAATAGAGAGTCTTTCCCGATTTATCAAACAACTTTCAGTGTTCCAGAAACTAGTTTAGATGAAACAAAAACAGTATTAGTTTCGGTACCGGTTAATTGGCCATTGTCATTTGACGGGTGGAATATTAAAATAGTTGGAAGTGATTTTGAAAAATACGCACAACAATTAAATGATTTAGCAACTGAAATAGATGAATACAAATCTAATTTAGTTACTAGATTTTTAACTGCTCCACAGTTATTTGAATTTGATACCGAAGATCAAAAAATTGATAAGATATTTCAATTGTATGGTCAGAGTTTTGATAAGGTAAAAGGTTTTATCGATAACATAGCATATATGAGAAATGTTTCATATGATGCTTTAAATAATATACCAGACGTTTTTCTTAAGAATTTAACAAGTACATTAGGACTAGAAAGTATTAATCTATTTGATGAAACAACATTAGAAGAACAAATATATAATTCACAAAGACAAGTCTATGACGGCGTATCTACAGGTAAAAACCTAATAGAAGCTGAGTTAGAATTTTATAGAAGATTATTGGTTAACTTATCTTTTATTTATAAATCAAAAGGTACTAGGAGTAGTATTGAATTCTTTTTAAGATTCATTGGTGCACCAGAACCTTTAATTAAAATAGATGAGTTTGTTTATAAAGTAGAGAGTGCGTTACCAAGAGATATTGTTGATGACGATATTTTTGATGTAATTAACGGAGTTAAAACAACAACCGTTTTAGCTTTTAATACAGGTACAACGTACACTTATACTGGTACAACATTAACCGGGGAAACAACTGTTTCACAAGTAACTGATTACCCGATTCAAACAGGTAGCACTTATTTACCAACGGCACCAACTACAAATCCAAACGTATTTTTCCAATTGGGTGCTGGATGGAATGATATTACATTACAACATAGGTCTTCAGATATTATGGACACGGAATTGTCTGTATTGTCTGGTAGAACTAAAACATTGAAAACAAAATCTAAACCATACACATATGGTGAAGATTATTTTGACATATATAGAAAACTTCCTGGATTAGATTATGGATTTAATTTAACAAGTCAAATCGATAACGTTAAAGGAAATATTGTAGATGATTTAGGATTAGAAAGTCTAACACTTAATAGAAAAAATATTAATATTTTTATTTCTCCAGCAAATGGTATCAATTATGATATATGGAGAAAATCTAGAGACTTGGTTGTTACGTTTGGTACAAATGGTTTAGAACCACAAATAAACACAAGTTTTTCTGAATTTTTAAAAGATGTTGTAAGTAGTCAAGTAAATAATTCACATGTTATAAGATATAGAAAAAACTATATACAACTAGAAGATGTTTATCAAGATTATATTAATAAATTAACCATATCTGGATACACACCATATGATATGATTGACGTTGCAACATTTGTAAATAAAATGAGTCCATATTGGACAAACATTTTAGAACAGATAGTTCCGGCAACAACATTATGGTTAGGTGGTAATTTAATTGAAAACTCTGTTTTTGGTAGACCGAAATATGATTACAACGAAGGTTGCCAACCTTTAGAAATAACTGAAGTACTTTATCCAGATTTTGAAACAATATTAAAAGAAGACTGGGAAACATATCTTGGTGGTGGTGATGCTTTACGCGGTTTAATTACGGTTACTGGTGCTACATACAATTTAATAATTGATATTGATGGAGTTCAGTATACTAAAAAATTAACACTAACAGCTAATGATCTTTTTGATGCAACATTTGATGTTACATCTAATTGTACAAACATAACTGATGGTTCATATAACTTACCATTAGTATGTGATTATAAAGATCACATTGACGATCATTTAGATATTGCTAATATAAAACTTCTTTGGAGAAATGCTTTAATTGCTTTAATAGCTGACATCAATGATGATGAAACAACACATTATCCCGGTTATGTTAATTATGCACCATATTTAAATGCTCCGGGCACAAAAAATACTGCACAGACAAATCCAAAACCAAAAATATCTTATCAAATTTATAAAGATTCTGATGGTGAGGATAAAATTACATTTACTTCATACAAGTATGGTACAGATGAATGTACTGTAAAAGAATATCTTGATTATTACTTTGCTGGAGAATATGCATATCCACAACAAACATGTGCAATGTTTGTTACTGGATTCACTGAATGTGATATTTTTGATGCAGAGACAGAAAACTGTAAATTAAAAGCAGATGTTTACTTTACTGTAACTGGCGGAACTGGTAATGAAAAATCATTAAGCAACTGGCCATATGATGTTCATTATGAATGTGGCCCAGGCTATCAAACACAACCAAATAGACCGGCTTTAAATTATATCACATATACACAATCTGGTACAACGAATTATTGTACATATAGATTAAGTGATGTTTATGAAGATGATCAAATAGATTTATTATTTACTGATGCCGCTAACTGTGAACAAAAAGTACGTATTGATGGATTACAATTAAAAGTTGAACACGATCCGTTCACAAAATCACACCAACAGTCATATACAATCAGTTCATACAAAGAAATCACAACAAAGGCTTGTACAATCGAAGCGCAGACTGGAATCACTTTCTGTGACAATTATACGGGATATACAATACATCCAAAATTACAATATAGACCAAGTTTCAACTATGGTGTTAAACATGATTCATATGTATTAAAATTATCTGGCACATCTGTTAATATTTCTTCTTGGCAAAACATACAATCTGGAATAGCTTCAGGTGCAATTAGCGGCGTTAGCGTTTCAAACATAAACGCAGGTGATTACATATTATCAGCACAATACGTTGATTGCCCTTATCCAAGTAGTGGATTTAAAAATGTGGACGTTAGTGGTTATTCATTTAACTATGTATATCATTATTTACAAGTAACTAACAAAGATTGTTTATCGTCTATAAAAAGTGATTACATTACTGGTACAACTGCTAATGGTAGTGCGCACACTTTTCATGTTTTACCTACAACAAAACTTAGGGTTTATACAAATAGAAGTGTTTTAAATGAGGTAATTCCATATACGTTTATAGAAAAATATCCAGAACAAATATTTGTTAGACCAGAAGGTCAAACTGAACCTTGTTGCGATTATCCTGAAGATTATATTGAAAGTGGTGATTTTTTAATTAACCAATTAGGTTTCCCAATTGAGGTTAAATCGGTTAATTTAGATTATTGTTCAAGAGAATTATTCTATCATTTAAATTGTACTGGAAGTACATTAGCATACAATACATCACCATTGATAATATTCAACGGTAATGCATCACATCAATTATTATTAGAACATGCTCAACAAACATTTGAGAATATGGACATGTCATTGGATCATTATTATGTTGATCCAACTAATAGTGGAACATATAATGGAACAGGAAATTACCCATATGATGTTGATTGTGCGGTTCCAGAT